TTGGCAATGGCAGCTAAAGCACACGCGATCCTCTCCGCATCCAGCTCCGACCGCTGGCTGCACTGCCCGCCGTCGGCTCGGCTCTGCGAGAGCTATGAGGACAAGGGCAGCGACTACGCCGCCGAAGGCACCGACGCTCACGCGCTTGGCGAGTACAAGCTCCGCAAGGCGCTGGGCATGGAGGCCGACGACCCGACCGAAAACCTCACATGGTATTCGAGGAGATGGAGGACTGCGCCAGTGGCTATGCCGCTATGTGCTGGAGCAGGTCGAGGCCGCAAAGCAAACCTGCGCTGATCCTGTTGTTCTCATCGAGCAGCGCGTGGACTTCTCCCGCTGGGTAGAGTCAGGCTTCGGCACCGCCGACTGCATCATCATCGCGGACGGCACGCTCAGGATCATCGACTACAAGCACGGCCTTGGCGTTCTCGTGAGCGCCGAGGAAATCCGCAGATGCAGTGCTACGCGCTTGGCGCTCTGGAGCTGTTCGACGACATCTACGACATCGACAGTCGCATGACTATCTACCAGCCGAGACGTCAGAACGTCAGCACCTACGAGATCAGCAAGGACGAGCTGTACCGCTGGGCGGATGAGGTGCTGAAACCCACAGCAGAGCTGGCCTTCGCCGGTGACGGGAACTTCCTCTGCGGCGAATGGTGCGGCTTCTGCAAGGCGAAGAACGACTGCCGCGCCAGAGCCGAAGCCAACCTGAAGCTCGCGCAGCATGAGTTCAAGCTGCCGCCGCTGCTCACGGATAGGAGATCGAGGTCATCCTCGCCAAGGTGGACGAGCTGGTCAGCTGGGCGGCCGACATCAAGGAATACGCGCTCCAGCAGGCGCTCAGCGGTAAGGAGTGGCACGGCTTCAAGCTCGTCGAAGGCCGCTCCAACCGCAGGTACACAAACGAAACCGCCGTCGCCGGTGCGGTCGAACGCTGGCTTTGACCCGTATGAGCAGAAGCTGCTCGGCATCACCGCCATGCAGAAGCTCCTCGGCAAGTCCCGCTTTGATGAACTCCTGAGGCTTACATCGAAAAGCCGCAGGGCAAACCCACGCTCGTGCCGGAGAGCGACAAGCGTCCGGCGATGAACACAGCAAAAAATGATTTTATGGAGGAAAACGATTATGAGTAAGAACACTAAAAAGGTCAACAATCCCATGAAGGTTATCACTGGTCCCGACACCCGCTGGTCTACGCCAACGTCTGGGAGCCGAAGTCCATCAACGGCGGCACTCCGAAGTACAGCGTCAGCCTCATCATCCCGAAGTCCGACACCAAGACGGTCGCCAAGGTCAAGGCCGCCATCGAGGCTGCCTACAAGGAGGGCGAGGCCAAGCTCAAGGGCAACGGCAAGTCCGTGCCGGCGCTGGCTGCGATCAAGACGCCTCTTCGCGACGGCGATGCGGAGCGTCCGGACGACGAGGCCTACCGCAATGCCTACTTCGTCAATGCCAACGCCACCACGGCTCCCGGCATCGTGGACGCAGACCTGAATCCGATTCTGACCCGCTCCGAGGTGTACTCCGGCGTGTACGGCAGAGCCAGCATCACGTTCTACGCCTTCAACAGCTCCGGGAACAAGGGCATCGCCTGCGGCCTGAACAACCTGCAGAAGATCCGCGACGGTGAGCCTCTCGGCGGCAAGGCAAGCGCTGAGTCCGACTTCGCGATTTTCTCAACTAAGGAAAGGAGCGCAAAACAATGGAAAGCACAGTTATGATTTCATCATCTTCTCTGCAACATCCTGATCGGGTGCTTCTGCATCGTAGTCCTCTCTTGGGCTGTGGTCGCCATCCAGACGGTGATCAAGTGACTTCAAGCGTGAGAAGCGCGAGGAGAAGAAAGCCGTGCAGGACGACGAATACCACATCAAGCGTATGGAAGCCCTGAAATAATCCAGTACCGGCAGGCGGCTTAGGAGCGATCTTAAGCCGCTTGTTTGAATTGAGGTGAAAATCTATGCAAACACTCAGTATTGATATTGAAACCTACAGCGACGTGAACCTGATCCAAGTGCGGCGTATATAAATATGCCGAGTCACCGGCTTTTGAAATACTGCTGTTCGGCTACAGCGCCGACGGCTCCGATGTGACAGGTCATTGACCTTGCGCAGGGCGAACATCTGCCGCAGGAAATCATAGAAGCCCTGACCGACGATAGTGTCATCAAATGGGCTTTTAATGCAAATTTTGAACGAGTCTGCTTGTCCCGGTATCTTTCCGATCTGGGTAGTGAGCCTTGATCCCTTTCATGATAACCATCCGCTCTCTCACCGAGTGCGCCCGGTTCCTGAATCCGGAAGGCTGGCGCTGCTCTATGGTCTGGGCGGCCACGATGGGACTGCCGCTTTCCCTGGAAGGCGTCGGTGCAGTGCTCGGCCTTGAGAATCAAAAGCTCACGAGGGCAAGGAGCTCATCAAATACTTCTCCGTGCCCTGCGCTCCGACGAAGGCAAACGGCGGTCGCACGAGTAACCACCCCTTCCATGCGCCGGACAAGTGGGAAGCCTTCAAGAAATACAACATCCGCGACGTGGAAGTCCGAGATGGCATCAAGGAGCGTCTGGCACGAATTACCCGGTTCCGGATGAGTCTGGGACGAGTACCACATCGATCAGGAAATCAACGATCGTGGCGTCCGGCTCGACATGGATCTGGTGGAAGGAAGCCATCGACATGGACTCCCGTTCCCGGTCAGGAACTCACTGCGGCCATGAAGGATATCACGGAGCTCGAAAATCCAAACAGCGTACAGCAAATGAAGCAGTGGCTCTCCGATAACGGCCTCGAAACCGACAGCCTTGGCAAGAAGGTCGTGGCCGAGCTCATAAAACCGCCCCGCCGGAGCTGCAGACCGTACTGGAACTTCGTCAGCAGCTTGCCAAGTCCTCCGTCCGGAAATATCAGACGATGGAACGTGCTGTCTGCGATGACGGCAGAGCTCGCGGCATGTTCATGTTTTACGGAGCCAACCGCACCGGACGCTGGGCAGGAAGGCTGATCCAGTTGCAGAACCTTCCGCAAAACCATCTGGAGGATCTGGCCGAAGCCCGCGCTCTTGTGAAGTCCGGCGACTTTGAATCCGTAAAATGCTACTATATGAAGATGTCCCGGACACGCTCTCCCAGTTAATCCGGACTGCATTTATTCCCGCTGACGGGAACCAGTTCTATGTTTCCGACTTCAGTGCCATCGAGGCCAGAGTCATTGCATGGTATGCCGGTGAACAATGGCGGCAGGAGGTTTTCGAGAACGGTGGCGACATTTATTGCGCCAGCGCATCTCAGATGTTCCACGTTCCTGTCGAGAAACACGGCGTAAACGGTCACCTTCGCCAGAAAGGCAAGATCGCAGAACTCGCGCTCGGCTATGGCGGCTCGGTCGGTGCACTCAAGGCAATGGGTGCTATCGAGATGGGCTTGTCAGAAGATGAGCTTCCTCCGCTGGTCGAGGCTTGGCGGCAGACGAATCCCCACATCGTGAAATTCTGGTGGGATGTCGACCGGGCGGTCATGCAGGCGGTCAAGCATAAACAGACGACCAGCTGCTACGGGCTGACCTTCTCCTGCAGATCCGGGATGCTCTTTATCACGCTTCCGTCCGGCAGGAACCTCGCCTATGTTAAACCCAAGATCGGCACGAACAAGTTCGGCGGTGACTGCATCACCTATGAGGGTGTCGGCTCCACGAAGAAATGGGAACGGCTCGACTCATATGGCCCGAAATTTGTAGAAAACATTGTGCAGGCCACCTCCCGCGACATTCTCTGCTATGCCATGAAGACGCTCCGCTGCTGCTCCATTGTCATGCACATCCATGATGAGCTGGTCATTGAAGCTGATCCACGAATGTCGCTTGACGCTCTCTGTGAACAGATGGGAAGGACTCCGCCTTGGACGCCCGGCTTAAAGCTCCGCGCCGACGGTTACACCTGCCCCTTCTACAAAAAAGATTAAATATCATCCGCTCAAATCAGGCGTTCATCTCCAGTGGGAATTAGAGGTGGACGCCTTTTTCTATGTCTGCCCGGAAAGGAGGACTCCACAGTGAGTAACGATTATCGAAACAGTGAAGGCTATGCCGATCCTACGGCAGGAGAAGCTCTCTCCCGGATTCTTGCTAATGAGAGACAGTCCCTTCGCGCTTTCCGGCCTATCGTCTACATCTGCTCGCCTTACTCTGGCGATGTGGAAGCGAACGTAGCTGCAGCAAGACGCTATAGCAGGTTTGCCGTGGACAAGGGCTACATTCCCATCGCGCCACATCTGCTTTATCCGCAGTTTCTGAACGATGACGACGAGCAGGAACGAGAGCTCGGACTTTTCTTCGGGAATGCCCTGATGAGCAAGTGTGCCGAGGTCTGGGTATTCGGAAGCCGCATCTCAGCCGGGATGGAAGCAGAAATCAAACGCGCCAAGTGGAAAGATTACCGCTTGCGCTATTTCACAGAAGAATGTCAGGAGGACTAACGATATGTATGAAGTTAAAGAAAACCGCAGAACGCTCGGTGACGGCACAGAGATCACCACTTATACCCGCGACGTCGTAAGCTGCAACATTCTGGAGGTCGAAGCCGGTACCAACGGATACCAGGGCGGCGATTCCGGTCATGGCGGACGCACATACTTCCGCATCAAGGATGAAGGCTCCACGGACATGAATATCCAGACCCGTTCTGACCGCTACGGCGGCAGCGAAGTCGAGGTCATCCTTGGCGGCGACTGCGAACTGGAGACCATGATCCGCGCACTGAAGTTCATCACCAAGGTGCTCGAGGAGGAATCGCGGGAGGTGTATGACTGATGAAATACGCCACCGCCAACAGCCGCAAGGCTGTGAAATGGAAAAACGGCGATACCACGATGGAGGCCTTAAAGGCCAGATTCCAGAACACCGTCCGCACCACCGAAACCATCGAGGAATACCGCAAGATGTCCAAAGCCCAGCAGGCGGATATCAAGGACATCGGCGGTTTTGTGGGTGGGCACCTTCGTAACGGTCGCCGCAAGAAAGGCTACGTCCTCTGCCGCTCCATGCTGACTCTCGATATGGACTATGGCGAGCCGGATGTCTGGGATACCACGATCAGCAAGCTGTCGTACCAGTGCCTCTGCCATTCCACGCATAAGCATACACCGGAGAATCCGAGACTGCGTCTTGTGATCCCGCTCTCCCGTGAGATCAGCGAAGCCGAATACGAGCCTGTCGCCAGAATGTTTGCAAAAGAAGTCGGCATCGACATGTTCGATGACAGCACCTATGAAGCCAACCGCCTGATGTACTGGCCTTCGACTTCCGTCAACGGTGAGTATGTTTTCAAAGAAAAAGACGGCATCGCCCTGAACCCGGACGACTATCTTGCCAAATATGATGCATGGCAGGACTCCAGCACATGGCCTGTATCCTCCCGTGAATCCTGCGTGGAAGACCACGGTGCCAGCAAGCAGGCTGATCCGCTTGCCAAGCCGGGAGTCATCGGTGCTTTCTGCCGTGCTTATCCGATCTCGGCCGTTATCCCGGAGCTTCTTTCTGATATCTATGCGCCGACAGACGACGACTGCCGCTATGACTATATCCCGGCGGACAGCCCTGCCGGAGCTGTTTCCTATGGAGACAAGTTCCTGTATTCACACCATTCTTCAGACCCGGCCTGCAAAAAACTCTGTAATGCCTTTGACCTGGTACGCATTCACCGCTTCCGGGATCTCGACAAGGATGTGCTGGACGAGTCTACGCCCTCAAAGATGCCTTCCTATAAGGCCATGATGGATTTTGCTTCCGGCTGTGACAAGGTGAAGATCCTGCTGCTGAATGAGAAGCAGGCGCAGGCTGGTGAGGACTTTGCTTCTCCTGATGAAGACGGCGGTGATGACTGGAAAGCCAAACTACAATACCAGTCCCGTAGCACTGTTCTCCAGAACAGCGTATGGAATGAAATGCTGATCCTAAACAATGACCCGGACTTCGCGGGCTTTGCTTTTAATGAGATGGCTAACCGCATTCAGGTTACCGGTGAAGTTCCGTGGGATCGCCCTGCAGACAATAAATTCTGGCGCGATGCCGATACAGCGCAGCTTAAGGCTCTGATCGACGTCCGCTATGTCGCATTCTCCGACAGAAACCACAACGTCAGCTTTACCAAGGTCGCTGATGACCGCCGCTTCCATCCGGTCAGGAACTATCTGAACAGCCTGCCGGAATGGGATCAGACCCCGCGCCTCGATGAACTCTTCATCAAGTGCCTGCAGGCGGATGACTCGAAATATGTCCGGGCAGTTACAAGGAAGACCTTAGTGGCCGCCGTGACCCGTATCTACCATCCCGGCACCAAGTTCGATACCGTTCCCGTTCTCGACGGAGCTCAGGGTATCGGCAAAAGTACCATGTGGAAGGCACTGGCTGGTGATGAATACTTCTCCGACGCGCTTTCCCTTACGGATATGGACGACAAGTCCGGTGCCGAGAAACTGCAGGGCTTCTGGATCATCGAGATCGGCGAGCTGGCTGGTATGAAGAAGGCCGACATCGAGAAGGTCAAATCCTTCCTTTCAACCTCGGACGACAAGTACCGCCCCAGCTACGGCAAGGTGGTCGAAAGTCACCCGAGGCAGTGTGTCGTGGTCGCTACGGTTAATGGCGAGCACGGATATCTCCGTGATATCACCGGGAACCGCCGCTTCTGGATCGTGAAGTGCCGCCAGACAGAGAAATCGGTCAGGTGGAAAATCACGTCCGAGGTACGTGACCAGATATGGGCGGAGGCCAAGTATTACTACGAGCAAGGCGAAAAGCTGTATCTCGAGGGTGACCTTCTTGAAGAAGCTGAAGAAGCCCAGCGCAGCGCTATGGAATCCGACGAGCGTCAGGGTCTTGTTGAACAATACCTGTCAAAGCTCCTGCCGGAAAACTGGTCGGAAATGGATCTGTATCAGCGTCGCAACTTCCTTGATGGTGACGACATCACTTCGAATTCCGGCACCGTGCAGCGCATGGAAGTAAGCAATGCGGAAATCTGGTGTGAGTGCTTTGGCAGAAACATCGCTGATCTGAAGCCCTCCGACTCCTATGCCATCGCCGCTCTTATGACACAGGTCGATGGCTGGAAGCGCACCACTAAAAGATCCAGTCAACCGCTTTATGGCCGTCAGCGGCTCTATGAACGCGAGAAATAAATGGACAACCTCATGGACAAGGACAACTTTTCCCCTTTATTTAATTCAGGAAAACAGAATAAGGGAGCCACAAAGGCACCTGCGAACACGCGCGTAGGTAAATATAGGAAAAAGCTGTCCTTTTGTCCCCTTTGTCCAGTCAAAGGAGATGATTCGAGATGCAGATAGATGAGAAGACGATCGAGAAAAAGCTTGTAAATACAGTGAAATCAATGGGTGGCATAGCACCCAAGTTTGTCTCTCCCGGCTTTGACGGGATGCCGGACAGGCTTGTCCTTCTTCCGGGAGGGATCATTGCTTTTGCCGAACTCAAAGCGCCGGGAAAGAAACCCCGCCCTCTTCAAGAGGCAAGACACCGGCTCCTTCGGAAGCTGGGATTCAAGGTTTACGTTATCGACAGCACAGAACAGATTGGAGGGATGCTGAATGAACTTCATACCACATGATTATCAGGCTTATGCCATTCGCTATATCGAAAAGCATCCCGTCGCGGCCGTCCTGCTGGACATGGGTCTTGGAAAAACGGTCATCAGCCTGACTGCCGTGTTCGACCTCCTGTTTGACAGCTTCGAGGTCAGCCGGGTGCTGGTCGTGGCACCGCTTCGAGTAGCAAGAGATACATGGCCTGCGGAAATCCAGAAATGGAGCCACCTTACGGGTCTGACTTATGCAGTCGCAGTCGGGACAGCCAAGGAGCGCCGTGCGGCTCTGATGCAGAATGCAGATATCACCATTATCAACCGTGAAAACCTGCAGTGGCTGATCGACGAGTCCGGTTTCCTGTTCGAATATGACATGGTCATTATCGATGAGCTCTCTTCCTTCAAAAACCACAAGTCAAAGCGCTTCAAATCGCTGATGAAGGTAAGACCGAGGCTCCGTCGCATTATTGGCCTGACCGGCACCCCTTCTTCCAACGGACTTATGGATCTATGGGCAGAATTCAAGGTGCTGGATATGGGAGCACGGCTCGGTCGCTTCATTACCCAGTACCGGACAAACTACTTCATGCCGGATAAGCGAAATGGCGAGATCATCTACTCCTATAAGCCCCTGCCTTATGCAGAGGACGCCATTTACCGGAAAATCTCGGATATCACGATTTCCATGAAGTCGACCGATCACCTGAAGATGCCCGAACTGGTTACTTCGCAATATGAAGTCCAGTTATCCGAAGCCGAGCGAGACCGCTACGAAGATCTGAAGCAGGAGCTGATCCTGCAGCTGCCGGGCGGAGAAATTACTGCCGCCAATGCAGCATCCCTCACCGGAAAGCTCTCCCAGCTGGCAAACGGTGCGATCTATTCCGATACCGGCGAAGTCATCGAGTTTCATGACCGGAAGCTGGACGCTCTGGAGGATATCATCGAAGCCGCCAATGAAAAACCACTTCTTGTGGCCTACTGGTTCCGTCACGAGCTGACCCGCATCAAGAACCGCTTTTCTGTCCGGGAGATCAAGACAAGCCGCGATATTGCTGACTGGAATGCGGGAAAGATTCCTGTAGCAGTCATCCACCCCGCTTCTGCCGGGCACGGCTTAAACCTTCAGGCAGGCGGTTCTACCCTTGTCTGGTTCGGGCTTACGTGGTCGCTGGAATTATACCAGCAGACGAACGCAAGACTCTGGAGGCAGGGACAAACCTCCGGAACCGTGGTGATCCAGCACATCATCACGAAAGGTACCATCGACGAGCGCATCTTGAAAGCGCTGTCCAAGAAGGAAATGACACAGGCCGCTCTGATCGATGCGGTCAAAGCTGAGGTGGTGTAATGACCACCCCGTATGAAAACCTCGCCAATGCAATCGTGCTTCAGGCTGTCAAAGATTATCGGGATGCCCTGAAACGCCTGAAGAAGAAACCGCAGAACAAAGCTGCAATGGCTGATGCGATGGAATGCGAGCGCTTCTTCCGCTCCCCCTGGTACCGGGAGCTCACGAGCGTGGACGGCGAGTACTTAATAGAAAAATTACGAGAGGAGGCGAAACGCCTATGACTGTTAAAGAATATCTTCATCAGGCGTACCGGCTGGATCAGAGGATCAAGTCCGATACGCTGGAAGCCCAGAACCTCCGGGAGATGGCAGGCAGCGTGTCCGGCCTTCGCTACGACGTTGACCGTGTGCAGACTTCCAAGAATACCGACGCACCGTTCGTCCGTGCGCTGGAACGCCTGTGGGAACTGGAGAATAAAGTAGCTGACGAGCTGGCTCTGCTCTCTGACCTGAAGAAACAGATCCGGGAAGTCATCGAGACGGTTCCGGATACCGACGAGCGCATGGTCTTGAAGTACCGGTACATTCATAACATGACATGGGAGCAGATTGGCAACGAGCTCTTTGCCGACCGCACCACTGTCTACCGCTGGCACGGCTCCGCCCTGCAGCATGTCCAGATGCCGGAGCACCCGATTGAGATCTGAGCCTGCACGTTTTACCACACTTTGCAACACAATGCACAGTCCCATACATGATAGTATTACAATAGCGAAAAGCGAAAATCCAAGAAGCCTTGAGGGAGCGATCCTGCAGGGCTTTTGTTATGCAAGGAAGGAGGCGGCGGCCATGCCAAGGAAACCCAAGAGGCCGTGCCGCTATCCCGGATGCCCGAACCTGACTGACGGTGTCTACTGCGAGGAGCACGCCAAGATCATGGAACAGCACTACGAGAAGTTCCAGCGCGGCTACTCTCCCGGCAAGAGGTACGGCAGGGCTTGGAAACGAATCCGTGATCGGTACGTCCACAAGCATCCGCTGTGTGAGCAGTGCCTGAAGGAAGGACGCTACGTGGCGGTCGAGGAAGTCCACCACATCATTCCTCTCTCCGAGGGAGGAACGAACGACGAAAGTAATCTCATGAGTCTATGTCGTTCGTGTCATGAAAAGATACATCGAGATCGAGGAGACCGCTGATAAACTTCGCGGTCTTTTCTTTTGCGCGAGAAATTTTGTGACCGGTAGGGGCGGGTCAAATCTCTACGGGCGAATGCCCCGG